CGATACCAGATGACGCCATTGTCGAGTACTCGCACCTTGCTAAGAAGGGCGAGCTTGCTAAGCGCATCCGCATGATGACAGGTGTAGAGCAGACGCCAGAGCAGCAAGAGATTGCTGCAATGCAGCAGCAGATGGCTATGCAGACGCTGCAGCTTGAGATTGCCAAGCTCGAAGCCGAAGTACGCAAACTGCAGTCCGAGGCGGCGGTCAACATCGCCAAGGTACAAGACACAGCCGAGGTTCAGCCTCAGATGCGCATGAACGAACTGCAAGCGCAGCTTGAGATGAAGAACCGTGAGCTTGATTTACGCCGTGAGTTGTCCGACCTCACCAATGAGACGCGCAGATCACAGCAGGAAACTGCTGCTGCAACCCGAATTGCTGCTACAGCAATGCAAACCGCTGCAAAACAGCAGCAACCGCGACCGGTAAACATACCGAACATGCGGACCCCCGAGAATCAATAGGAGATTGAGAGATGTCTGACGAAGAACAGAAAGACGCAATCGAGTTTGAGCGTATGCCCGGATCGGATGCACCTGAAGAGCCAGCTGCAGAGCAGCTTGATTTGAACTTTGGACTAGGCGAAGAGCCAGCGGAGGAACCAGATGATGTTGAAGAAGTGGTCGCGGAAGCTGAAGAAGCTGAAGTTGAAGCTGTTGAGGTGGCTGAAGAGCCTGAAGAGCCTGCCGGAGAAGACGATTCTCCTGCTCTCGGGGATCAAACGCCGGTAACTGAGGCTACCGAAGAGCCCCGCAAGCACATGGTGCCGAAATCGCGCCTTGACGAGGTGTTGGCTAAGCAGAAAGCGCTGGAGAAACAGCTCGATGAGCTACGTGCGCAGAAGCAGGAGCCGGGTGAAGCGCCAGAAGCCTACGATTTCGACGCAAAAGAGGTCGAATACCAGAATCTGGTGCTCGATGGCGAGGCTCAGAAGGCTGCAGCCCTCCGAAAAGAGATCCGAGCGGCGGAAAGAGCGCAGCTAGAGTACGAATTTAGCTCAAAAATCGGCGAATCCGTGTCTCAAAGCCAGCAAGCCACTGCTTTGCAGCAGGCTGCATCGGAATTAGAGAACAATTTCCCTGTTTTTGACAGAAATTCCGATCAATACAACGAAGGTTACACCCAAGAAGTCATCGATTTGCGCGATGCGTTCATCATGAAAGGCGAAAACGCCGTTGCAGCACTAACAAAAGCCGCAAAATTCGTACTTCGTGAGTATGACTTGGTTGATATGGGCGAAACGCCCGCTGCTCCGTCACTTTCTGGCGAAACTGCACCTCGTGTGGACGAAGTCGCCAAGAAAAGAGCAGAAGTTAGCCGAAAACTTAAAGCCGCAGAGGCACAACCACCCGAAATGCCCGGTGAGTCTTCTACTGCGCGCGGTGAAAAAGCCTTAGACATCGCTTCTATGACGGAAGACGAGTTCAACGCACTGCCGGAAGCAACGCTGAGACGATTACGCGGAGATATTCTGTAATGCCAGCAAAAAAAGACCCGAAGTTAGCGCGTGCAGGCGTTAGCGGCTACAACAAGCCAAAGCGAACGCCCAGTCACCCGACTAAGAAGTTCATTGTTGTCGCAAAGCAGGGCAACACGACGAAAACCATTCGTTTTGGCGACGCCAAGATGACTATCAAGAAAAGCCAGCCCGGACGGCGCAAGTCGTTCAGGGCACGGCACCGATGTGACACAAGCCCACCCAGCAAACTCACTGCACGGTACTGGTCGTGCAAAAAATGGTAAGGAGATAGACATGCACGATGGTAAGCCATGTAGCGCTAAGCGCGGGAAAAAGAAAACAGCGGCAAAGAAGAAAAAGTCCACTACCACTAGAAAGAAGAGGTACTAGCATGATCCCTGCACACGTAAAACAGGCATTTAAGTCACGGACCGTGCAGTACGGCGTTGCAATCGCAGTTCTTTCTGTGTTGCAGGGGTTTATTGGGTTCTTACCCACTAATCCGGCGATTCAGGCAATGATCGGCTGCGCAATGGCCAGCGGTATCGTGGTTTTGCGGTTTATGACAACCCAGCCAGTGAGCAGTAAGTAATGCCAGCCAAAAAGAAAAAAGCGAGCGACGCATGCGCTAAGAAGGTCAAGGCCCGTTACAAGGTCTGGCCTTCAGCGTACGCCTCTGGTGCAGTTGCCAAATGCCGCAAGGTAGGCGCTAAAAACTGGGGTAATAAAAGTGGCCGTAAGAAAAAGTAAGAAGGGCGCTGCCCTCAGGAAATGGTTTAAAGAAGATTGGGTCGACGTAAAGACCGGCAAAGCTTGTGGCCGTAAGTCTGCTAAGGGGAAGAGCAAACGCCCCTATCCTTCGTGCAGGCCAAAAGCCGTTGCGGCAAAGATGACTAAGGCAGAAAAAGCGTCATCTGCTCGGCGTAAAACTGGTCCTGCCAAGATCAAACACGCTGTTACTGCATCAGGCAGACGTAGAAAGAAGTAGTGCTTGCGTCTTAATATTAGTGACGCTAATATACGAAGTACATTCGTCCGTCAGCACGATAGCTGATCGCCCCGTAGGCGTTAAAAACGAATCTCGCCTGCAGAGGCGTAAAAAAAGCCGGGGTCGCGCCTCGTTAATAAAGCGCTAGTTCGTCGCCTCACGATACGAGGAAACGGATTAGCCGCTCCTTTAAGTCGGCTAATAGTGCAGCTCTGCTGCAGGTTGTTATTTGTCTATTTAATGGAGGCCCATCATGGCTTTAACTAATTTCGGTATGCTCACTGGCGACCAGTTACAGACTTGGTCCCGTGATTTCTGGCGTGTTGCCCGCAACATGTCTTTCGTCAACCAGTTCGCAGGGACTGGCCAAAACGCTCTTGTTCAGCGTGTAACTGAACTCACTAAGTCAGAGAAAGGAACCAAGGCGAACATCACCTTGCTTGCTGACATGACTGGTGACGGTATCACCGGAGATAACACTCTGGAAGGCAACGAAGAAGCACTCCGCGCCTACGATATCACTATCGAGTTGGACCAGCTCCGATTCGCTAACCGTATCGCTGGCCGCATGGCTGACCAGAAGACAGTAGTTAACTTCCGTGAGCAATCTCGCGACGCTCTTGCTTATGCAATGGCTGACCGTATAGACCAGCTCTCGTTCTTGACTCTTTCTGGTGTTGCATACACACACAAGACTAACGGCGCTCTCCGTCCAACGTCTGCTACAGCTGGCCACGAGTTGGTTGACCTTGAGTTCGCGTCTGACGTATCTGCGCCTACTAGCGATCGTCACCGTCGTATCTCAGGTACTAGCATTGCTGCTGGTGACACTACTGCTGTTACAGCTACTGACAAGCTTGGCTACAAGCACATTGTCGAGCTGAAGGCATACGCTAAGGACAACTACATCCGTGGTATCCGAGGCGCTGGTAACGACGAGATCTTCCACATGTTCGTTACTCCACAGCAAATGGCCAACCTGAAGCTCGATTCGGACTTCTTGGCTAACGTACGTAACGCTGGCGTTCGCGGCGCGTCTAACTCTCTGTTCTCAGGTTCTGCGAGCTTGATGGTAGACGGCGTCATGATCCACGAGTTCCGTCACGTGTTCAGCACTGAAGGCGCTACCACTGGTGCTTCTGGCAACGCTGGCGCAGCTGGCTACAAGTGGGGTGCAAACGCAGACGTAAGCGGCGCACGTGCCCTGTTCTGTGGTGCTCAGTCACTCGCAATGGCTGATATCGGTCTTCCCGATATCGTTGAAGATACTTTCGACTACGAGAACCAAGCTGGTATCTCAATCGGCAAGATCTTCGGCCTTCGCAAGCCTAAGTACAACAGTGATGTAAGTGGATCAGTCCAAGACTTTGGCGTGATCTGTCTCGACACTGCACAGTAAGACAGACAAGCCCCTCTTCGGAGGGGCTTACTTCTTCTAAGGAGAAAGAATGAAGGTAATTAGTGAACAGGATCTCCGCATCGCGACCCTTTCTGGCGCAGTTGTTTTGTTTCAGGCAGGGGTAGAGCGCGAGGTAGCGGATGAAATTGGTTTGATGGCCATGCAAATGGGCGCAAAGCAAGTTGAAGGTCGGGTAGAGGTCGTAACTGACGAAGATTACGAAGAGCCTGTAGATACCGACGAAGTCGTCACTGTGATGCAAGAGCTGATCAAAGACGGTGACCCCCAGAATTTTAAGGCCGATGGCACTCCAAAGGCCGCTGTCGTCAACAAAGCCGTAGGGCGTACTGTTTCAACAGACGAGCGTCTCGCTGCTTGGGAAACGGCACTAAACTCGTAAGAGGTAAATATGTCAGTCACAGTACAAAGTGTTATCGACCGCGTTCAAACAACGCTGCAAGACACCACAGGCGTTCGCTGGCCAGTAGTCAGTGAGCTAGTGCTGTGGATCAATGACGCACAGAGAGAGATCGCTCTTCTGAAGCCAGATGCTTCAGCAAAGAACGAGACAGTTACTCTTGTGACAGGCACCAAGCAGACTATCCCTAGCGGCGGCAACCGGTTGTTGCGCGCGGTGCGAAACATGTCTGCTGCCTCCAATGGGACTGGTAAGCGATCAGTTCGGTTGGTTTCACGTGAGGTACTTGACGCCCAGACGCCCGATTGGCACGACCCAACAGTTACTGGTGACGCAGCCCACACGGCCATCATTAAGCACTACATCTATGATGAGGCTAACCCACGTAACTTCTACGTTTACCCCGGTGTTAGTGGTAACTCTTACCTAGAGATCATCTACTCTGCAAACCCTTCGGCAGTCACGCAGTCAGATAACCTCGATATTCCCGACATCTATGCCAACGCAGTTATGAACTACGTTCTCTACATGGCATATATGAAGGACGCAGAGTACGCAGGCAACTCACAACGCGCCGCTAACCACTACCAGATCTTTACCGCGTCGGTAACAGGTAAAGGTCAAGTCGACGCTATAACTACACCAAATGTAGACCAGAACCGACCCGCGCCAACGACACCTATGGGGTAAAGCATGGCTATAGCATATGAGTCCTTGCTGCCAGAGATCCTCCCGATGGTTCCGGGTTGTCCCGATACGCTGATTGAAAACAATGTTCGATCAGCTGTTATCGAGCTGTGCGAGAAGACAGGCGTTTATCAAGCAGAGCTAGACCCCGTGACTACGGTTAGCGGCATTTTTGAGTACGACCTCGAAGCGCCTAACCAGACCGCTGTGCACAAGATCATGTGGTTAGTGCATAAGGGCCGAGACCTTGAGCCTATCAGCACGAACCTGCTGGAGCAGCGCAAGCCTAAGTGGCGCGATAGCAACTACTATGGCGAGCCTGAGTACTACGTAAAGCAGTCTCAGTCGATCTTCTGGCTGGTCCCAGTGCCCAACGAGACAAAAGCGTCATCAACAGTACTCCGTGTGCAACTCAAGCCCACGCACCAGTCTACTGCGTGTGACGACGATGTAATGAATGACTACAGAGACGCGATTGTAGCGGGCGCTTTGTTCCGTTTGTTGCGCCTCCCAAGTAAAGACTGGACCGACTTCGCAGGAGCGCAAGTCTATGGGTCATTGTTTAACGAGCACCTTACTAACGCGGAGCGACGTGCTCGCCACGCTGACGAAGGTGTAGCTAGGAAGGTGAAGTATGGCGGTCTGTACGCACCGCTATCTAGGAAGAGAAACAGATATGGAAGGGAAACGCGCTGATCCTGTCTTCGCGGATATACGCCGCGAGTGGCATTGGGTTAAGCCGGGGATAGAGGGCATCCTCGCTGAGGATAGATTCTTGTCCTTTAGGCCAGAGGACGTGTACGCCGCGTGTATTAACGAGCAGGCGCACCTTTGGATCACGGATGAAGGGTTTGTAGTCACGACTGGTGAGACAGATCCACACAGCGGAGAGCGGTCGTTATTAGTTTGGCTCGCCGCAGCGGTTTATCAAGGCCAAGGACTGGTCAGTGTGCATGAGGCGTTTTTCATGCGAGTAGCCAAGGAGGCGGGTTACAGCAGATTAACTGTTAGGTCACGGGTTCCGAAGATGCAGAACTACCTAACAGAGCTAGGGTGGGATATCGAAACAGTTGTTTATTCGAAGGACTTAGACGATGGGAAGCAAGCCGAAACAACAAGACTACGAAGCGTCTGACGCAGAAAAAGCATCAGCTTCAGTGGCAATGGCTGAGTACCGGTACTTCAAAGAGAAGTACGACCCGTTGCTACGAGAAATGCGTGATGAATCCATGTCAGATGATTCTGTTAATAAGCTGCGAGGTCGCACTAATGCAGACACTATGCAGGCACTGACATCGCAGCCCAGCTATCGGCAGACGCTGAGCACAACCGCAACGGGTGATACAGCTCAAGCACTACAAGAGCAGCTGGCACAGGCGACAAAGTCTGGGACAGAGATTCAAAACACTATGAGAACAAATGTTTTAGGCACAGCACGCGGGCAGGCGGCGGATGCGGCGACTGGTATGGCTAAAGCTTCTCGACTTGCTACCTCTGAAGCACTGAATAGGGCCAAGGCTAATCAAGCAGTGGCTGACGCTAAGTACGCTGCAGGCGGGCAGATACTCGGCGCAACTGTGGCCGCCGGTAATAAAGCTGGGTTATTCGGCGACGGCAAATTTAGTGATTTTATCGGTGGTTTTACTGAGGCGGCGGGGTACCAGAACCCGGCGGGGTCGAGGAAGGTCTAGTTATGGTTATGAGTCCCAACATGAGTATGGCGCTTCCACCGGATTACCTCGAAGAGATTCAGAGCAGAGGTACTGTTGGACCTAACCCTGCTGGTACAGCGGGAGTAAAGCCTCTTCCGCCTACGAAAAATTCTGGTGGCCTCGGCGGACCGGTGTATCGCGGTCGTGGCGGCTTTGGCGGTCAAAGAGGCGGAGGTATCTATCAAAACTATGGGTCCACAGCCGGTCTTCCGACAGTCACAGATCCCGACAAAGCATTCGCTGAGATTACTCGACAAGAGTACCTTGATTACATAGATGGCTATCGGCCTTTCGAAGAAGGCTTGATAGAGCAAGCGAGGACCGATACTAGTCTGATAGACCAAGCTCGGGAAGACGTGCAACTCGCTCAGGGCTTAGCAGAAGGCGTCGCATCGAGAAATCGGTCTCGATATGGGACTGCTCTAACTCCTGCTCAGATGCAGCAACAGTCTTTGCAGTTACAACGTGCTAACACGCTTGGTGGAATAGGCGCGGTAAACGACGCAAGAATTGACCAGAAGGAGCTAAACACCCGCCTTCTATCCGACCTGATAAATATTGGGCAAGGCGTCAATCGTTCGTCTCAGCAACAGCTTGGTTCAGCCGCACAAGACGCATCGTCACGAAAACAGGCATACGAATCAGCCAAAGCGCAGTCCCGAGCAAACACGTACGCAACGATGGGTCAGCTAGGCGCATCTGCAATCTTGGCGGCAGCGGTATTTTTCTAGGGGTTAGATATGAGCAGTCTACTTGCAGGTATTTCACGAGGATTGAGCGGAGGGAATAGTTTCTATTCTGCCCAAGACGCACGTCGCCTCGCTCAAGAAAGGTTCGATTACCAGAAAGAGCAGGACGAAATAGCTAACGAAGATCGTGTAGTTCAAAACCAGCTTGCGGCTCAGAGAAACCGTAATGCAGCAGACCGCCTTCAGTTCGAAAAAGACACGTACAAAGACGGTGAGGAGCAACGGGCAGCTACTCTAGAGTCAACGCTAATTGGTAACTCGTCAGCCGCCCTTAAGCTGTCTGGGGACCAGATTGAGTTTGATTTCAAAAAAGGTAGCCAGATCCAAGCTGAGCTTCAGCCCTTTGTCTCGGAAGACGACCCCTTCAGTTATGACATG